CAATAACATAGCGGTCAGGAATCCTAAATTTTTCGTATAATGTCATTAATGTACCCAATGATCATTAATATCTACGTCAGCACCAAGATGTAATCTCTTACAGAATGGTTTAGCACCTTCTTCCATACATTCCACAAGTTTAGCAGCTACTTCTTCTGCCATTTCTTTTGGGCATTCAAGATTAAATTCATCATGTACTGGAACACACATCTTTACAATATTTTGATAATGATTATCACAAATCCATCTAAACAGTTTAATAGAAGCAAATTTGAAACACATTGCGCCTCTATTTTGTATTCGATAGTTAATAGAGTTCTTCTCACACTGAGATTTAATCATAAAGAACTTACGTACACTCCTAACTGTTTCACAATCAGGAGAATCTCGTTTCATTTCTCTATAATATTCCCAGAATTCTGGATTTCGCATTCTTTCCATCATATCCTTCATAAAATCCCAATTAGGAATATGAGCTCTATGGCGGGTTTGTGGATTCATCAAAATATATCCATCACGCATTACTGCCATACGGCAATATTCTTGATAAGTAGCAACACCTGGGAAACCCTCCATAAAATTCTCATAGATTTCTTTTGCTTCCTCAAGTGGTATACCCTTGTTATTAGCTATGGTATTAAAATCACCACCATAATTTCGATTGTATTAACCTTCGGCTCTTTATCCGAAGCTCTATATGTTACCATATAGTCTAGACTATCTCTTCACCATATCTTACGACTTAGGTGTTGGGCACTCGTGTCACTAGTATATTCTACTTAAAGTAGTTTCAAGTGTTAGTCGTTGAACCTTTCAGAAATTTTACTATTCTGACTTGGCTGCGGATTCTCCTTCAAATTCCCGCAATTCACCCAATTTACTATTCTCTATGTTTCCATAGAGTGAGACAAAATTATTTAACTTCCTAGATAAACAAACAACTGCATCCTTATACAACCACCTATAAAACTTTTCAGAATCAGATTTTCTATCTATTCTTATTTTATAAGCATCACAATCAGAATGTTGATATAAAACGGAATATATATCTTGCTTATCTAATATTTCTTTAATTTTATCAAGAAATACTTTAGAACCGCAAGTAATATTACATTCATATCTTGTTTGTTTTTCATTACTGTTACGTATACATCCATCTCCATCAAAATATCCTAATATAAAATTAGTAGTAAATTCGACAGATGGATTTAGAATATTAGATTTTTTTGGAACTATATTATAAACTTGTATAAAGTATTCGCAAAGTTCTTTTGAATTTATATAGGCTTCAATTATACCTGTAGGTCTTTTATGAACAGACACTGTATCTTCTCCGAAATATTTTACAAATTTATTTATAGGTTCTTCTTCTTTACTAAATAAAGATACTTTATATACACGATTATCTTTATCGTATTGTATATTACCATCAGCACAAATATATCCTAACCAATATTGTGTTTCTGGTAAAGAATAATCCTTAAATTTAGAAAAATCTTTATTCTTTTTACGTTTAGCTCTTCTAGGAATATTATATTTATCTATAATGTCGCTAATTGTGTTAGTACTACACTTACACTCTTTACAAATTTCTTTTTGAGTTACTCCTTGTTTATATAACTCAACAATTTTTAATTCTCTCTAAATATTTTCCATAATTGTATAAATTTTAACTTATACAAGTATATTTATAGAAAAATTAATTGCAAATTATTTATAGCGAATTTTTAGATAAAATGTTAAATAAGAAGGTTTATCGCAAACTCAATACCTTTTGCTTCTTGTCTATAATCAAGTCCACCTTCTTTAGCACTTGCTTTAGAAAATGCTTTTACATCTTCTACAGGCAAATCTCTTGGAATTTGGAGATAAGACATTTTAGCAACCAGACTATGAACATCACCACTTCCATTGATAAATAGATCAAGCATAGCTGGGTCATTTGACACAGAAGCAATGATGCGAGATTCTTGTGATTGATAGTCTGCGCTAATCCAGACGTTTCCTGGAGCAGAAACGAAACAAGCTCGTGTTTCTGGATCATGTGGAATATTCTGAATATTTAAATCGTTTTGTCCTCCTCCAGAACTTACTCTACTAGTATCAGTTCCAATAGGATTAAGTTCAGGATGAATTCTTCCGTCACCTTTATTTATGGCATCTAGCCAGTTTTGTCCGAAATTACTTACGACCTGAGCAGCTTTACGATACTCAAGATAAATCGGAATAATTGGGAATTTATCTTTCTGAGGTTTTAGAATAGTTTTATCAATAGAGTCTTTTTTCTTCTTGGTTTTCTTATCAAAAGTCTCAGTTTGAATACCTAGTTTCTTAAAGAGTCCTATAACTTGGTCAGGACTTCTCCAATTAACTTTACATTTACGACGTGTATCAAACCCTTCAAATAAGTCACCTTGAAGATTGACAGAAGTATAACTACCTCCTACTTTTCTTCGATAAGCAGCAACCTTAGTATCACCCCAAGCTTTCTCAAGATCTTCTTTAGGCCACCTTACGAAACCTTGTTTAAGAAGTTTCTTCTTGAGTTTTTCTATTGCTATATCATTTCCTTCCTCTTCAAGTTCGGGATAACGAATTTCATAATCCTCATCCTGCTTTGCTTCCCATTCTACTACCCACTCATTCAACTTTTCCTCTGCTGCTTTCATGTTAGCTAAGTCTTTATCCATCTTAGCTTGCCATTTCTTAACATCGAGAAGAACACCACAATATTGGAAATATGCTAGACCTTTAATGAATTCACACTCAACAAACATAGCAGCTTGAAGTTCTTGTTCATCAAGTATTGCATCCATCTTTTCCTTTAAGTCCTCGATCCACATTACATCACCAGCAGCATAAACTACTACTTCTTCGGTAAGACCTTCATTAATAATCTTACCTCGGACACTCTTATCAAGGTCGCAAATACCATAATTATGACAAGCAGCCTTTAAAGAATAGCCTGCGAATTGTGGATCATCTCCTCTTTCTACAAACATAGCTACCAAGTCTTCACGACTATAACCAAGCCATATAAGCTTCTGAGCAATATAACCATCCCATACGTGTTTTGGCCATATATCGACAGAATATAAGAATCGGAGATCAAACATAAGATTCCAACCTAGTAAGAGAATATCATCACGCTCAAGATATTCTTTAAGTTGTCTTTTCTCTTCTGGTGTGAGAGTTGTCCAATCAAATACAAATTGATTTTTCTTATTTCCAAGCTGAATGGTAAGTATTTTCTTAGTATGTTCATCAAGACCTGTAGTTTCAGTATCAAGTTGAACATTAACTATTTTCATCCTTATTAGAATGGTCATAGCTTTATCAAAAGTAACTTCTTTATATCTGGTAGAGCCAAATAATTGTTTATTCCTGCTTATTAGATATATCATTATTGTAGTAGAGCAAAGTAAAAGCATTACGCTTTAATTCGCAATCCTCAAACTGGAAATCTCGAGGATCAAATCTACTTGTAATGATATGACAGCCATTTACAGTAGGAAATACTGCATAATGAATACCACGATGATGTTCTACGTGTTCAATAATATCGGTAATTATTGGATCACCTGGATTCTTACCATCAGCATCAATCATCCAAAGTTTGTCTCTGGATGGAGCACCTGCTACTACTGAATCCATAATTGCTCTGGATTTTGTGGTATCATGCTGAACACATTCAACTAATCTCTTAATACAATCAAGTTGACAGTCAAATATATTCTTTCTGTTCATTTCTATATAGCAACGAGCATTGAGTTTATCACAAATTTCCTTAATAAAGTCTGTGATTTTATCAAATTCTTCAAGTGAGAAGACATAAAAAGTGCGGATTCTCCGACAATTATCATGAGAACCAGCAACTTTTACACCATCTTTATTTCGTTGCATGATAGAAATATAATAGAACTCTCCGAATGTATCAAATTGAAGAGTACTTCTTATAGAACTTATGTTGTCTACCATAACAATTTTAACTTATTACCAAATCTTCTTTCTAATTTATTTAAAGCCCCTTCTTTAATTTGTCGTATTCTTTCAGTTCCTACACCATACATCGCTGCAATAGTCTTATGAGGAACTGGTTCCATTCCTAATCCGAAATACATTATTAAAATATCATGCTCTCGTATACTTAACTTACTAAGATAACGATTAATTTCTTCTGTAACATATTTCTTATTTACTTCATCCTCCAAAGGAGGCTCACCATCAGGAATAACATCACAAACTTGACTATTATCCTCGTCTCCTCCTATAAAATCATCAACAGAGACAAGCTTATTAGAGAATTGGGCAAGATAATCAATTTGATCACGAGGTATACCTGTCATTTCAGAAATTTCTTCGGAACTAGGATTTCGATTATTCTTTTGCAAGAATTGACTGGTCGCCTCAAGGATACGATTAACTAAAAGTTGCTGAGACATTGGAAGTCGGATTTCTCTTCCGTTCCAATAGATAGTTTTATATATGGCTTGTTTAATCCACCATACAGCATAAGACAAGAAAGTAACTCCTC